ATGGCAAGACACACTCTCACAGCGCTGGGCCTCAAGGCAAGGCTGGCTGAAGAAATCAAGACGGCCGCCGCGACGCAGAAAGTCAGGCGCATTGGCGACGGCGACGGCCTCATGCTGGTGGTCGCGGTCAACGGCAACGCCTCGTGGATCTGGCGCTATTCCAAGGTCACGACGCGCACTGACCTGACGCTGGGCCGATGGCCCACCATGACGCTGCAGCTGGCCCGCGAGAAAGCCGAGGAGGCGCGCCGCGCCGTCGCCGCCGGCGTCGACCCTGCCGCCAAGCGTGCGGCCGCACGCGTGGAGCGTCAGCTGGCAAAGAGCGACGACACCTTGCGCATGCTCTTCGACGACTGGCTGGCCACGTCCAAAAGCGAGATCTCCGTGGTCTACCGCGGCAACATAGAGGCTGCCCTGATCAAGGATGTCTTCCCGACGCTCGGCGCTCGAGCGCCGCACCTGGTCACTCGAGCGGACATCTTGGCCATCCTGCGGACGATCGAGGCACGGGGCGCCTTGGACATGGTGAGGCGCGTTCGCATGTGGCTGCGCGAGCTCTTCGAGTTCGGTATCGACGACGAGAAGCGGCCGCTGCTCCTCGCCTCGCCTGTGCCCATGGGAACGCTCAAGAGCTTCAAGACGCGCAAGACACGCAGCTTCCCCGCGATCACCGATGCCGCGGCCGTGCCGGCGCTGATGCGAGCGATCCGCAGCACTGAGCATTGGACGATACGCACGGCGCTCCTCTTCAGCGCTGCGGTGTTTCAGCGGCCGACCGAGATCCGCGCGGCGACCTGGTCGGAATTCGACCTTGAGGAAGCCCGATGGACCATTCCAGGCGAGCGTATGAAGGGCAAGGAGGAACATTGGGTGCCGCTGGCCACGCAGGTGGTGCAGCTGCTGCGGCAGCACCAGGGCGTGGTGGGCAACGTTGGGTGGGTGTTTCCTGGCCGCCGCTATGGAAAGCCACTGTCGGAAGGAACGCTCACTGGCCGGCTCAATGCGTGTGGCTACGAGTCGAAGCATTCACCGCACGGCTTCCGGGCGATGGCAAGGACCGTATTGGACGAAAAGCTGAAGGTCGACGTGCGCTTCATTGAAAAGCAACTTGCTCACGAAGTCGACCTGCGCCTCAAAGGCGCTTACAACCGCGCTGAATATTGGGACGATAGGGTCGCCATGATGCAATTATGGGCAGACTGGCTGGAAGGTTATGCTGGGACGGCTACGAATGGGGAGTTTCAATGACGAATTTCGAAGGCTCTCTCGTCGTAACTTTGGAATGCCTTCCTGCGCCATATCCGCTCCACCTCTTCTCGACACAACAGGGGGATACAGCTATTCAGCTGGGCCTGAACGCGAATGGGAATTTCTTTGCCGTAATAGTCTCGCCCAGCGAAGTGCATAGGGCGCGCTTCCAAAGGATTCAGATCGCCGGGCCCGCGCGTCTAATTGTCATCGTTACCTGGTCGAAGGATGGTATTACTGCGGCGATAGAAGGAGTGGAGCTTGAGAATTCCTCGGGACCCTTGCGGGTATTTGAGTCAAGTGAACGTATTCGGAACAAACCCGAGTTGGAAAGAGCGGCGCATGAAATTGAATGCACTGAGCTTGAATGGCTCTTTATTGAAACTCTTTTCGATTTAGAAGAAAAATTGAACGTGGCTAGTTCATACTCCCTGCGGCGGGCTGCTGGCCTCATTCGTCAGTTAATTGTAGATGGCGCAAACCTTGTAGACGCAGTGAATCGAGAGTATAGGTTGCCGATCAGATTCGAAGTACCACCAGACCATAAAGAACGTGGCAAGCATGACTTGGATTTAATGCCAACCATGCACGTATGGCGGCTGCGCGAAGGATTTGAAGACCCGCCTCGAATTTTGGTCAATCTGTCAAGTTTGCGAAAGCAAGTGGTAGCTCATCACGGTGGCACGCCAATTAATTTGGATGACTTCATTGACTTTGCGGCAAATAGTAGGGGCGGCGTGCATTGGGATGAGTCTACTTTGCCTCCATCCCGAAATCGAATAAATGCCCTTTCTTGGGTCGGACGACTAAATAGTGCTGAAATTACCATCCAGGATTTGGGTTATGTTTTGATCGAGGGTTTGATTCCTCTGCTGAATGCGATAAACAGACGTCGGGCTATCAGGGGGCTTTACACCCCGGCCTGGAAGAGCTATTGTTGGTCCATGCCTATAGATTGATTCTCGTTTGTGATACATCATTCGCCGACGGACTGGTTTGCCCTATTCTCCACGAGTGAGCGGATATAAGCGTCAATCTCTGTGTCGAGCCAATAATTTCCATTTCCTTGTTTGATAGGGGCTGGAAACTTACCGCACTTGATGAACGCATAGATTGTGGATTTTCCCAATCGCACTCTGTTTGAAACATCGGGAAGTCGAAGGAGTTTCATAGCAGCGATCCTTGCACGCCCTCGACGCGCGCCACCAGGTCAATGGTCGCCTTCATCACGCGCAGGTAGTCGTGCGACGGGTTCTTGTCGACCTCCTGGCCAGGGCGGTAGTAGCGCCAGATCTCGTTCTTCTGGGCTTGCGGCACCATGCGCCAGTGAGGTCCGCACATGAGGTGCTTCGGCGGGCAAGCCTTGTTGCAGCCGGTGGCGTGGCAGGTGTGTGTCATCGTGGTGCCTCCAGGTCGACCGCGCCCAGCACGTCGTCGGGGATGTCGAACAAGCCCTGCGCGCCGCGCCAGGGCAGGGGTGTGACCAGGCGGCGCACATCGGTCAGCACCCAGCAGAACGGCCCGTAGCAATGCGCGCGATCGCGCAGCTGTGGAAACTGTTCGTCGAGCATGCCGCAATGGATCTGGCTGACGTGCACGCATCCGGCCAGCGTGCACAACGCCACGACAGCGCCGAACACCAACGGACCGCCAGACTCGATGGCCTCGGTCTCGTCGTCGTCGACCAGGTACAGCCGGCTCTTGCCGGCGTGGATGGCCAGCGGGCCGCGGTATCGGGTCGACCAGGTGCGGTTCTCGGCGTGCTTCACGCCGATCATGATCAGCCGCGGGTACGGCTGGCAAATCGTGACCGCCTTCATGCCGCCATCCTTGGCGCCGCCGGCGCGATGTCTATCACTCGGCCGCCCGTCGATCGCACCTCGTCGACGGCGCTGGCCAACGCCCGACGGAATTCGCCATAGCTCAGCTTCTGCAGCTGGAACGCATGCAGCTCGACCAGGGTGGTCAGCGTGTCGAGCTCCTGGTAGTACAGCGCTGTGGGATGCCATTCGCTCGAGCTCATCGCACGTGCCTTGATGCCCTGCAGCGCGAGCTCGGCGACGTGTAGATGTTCGGACAGGCCTCGCACCACGCCCTGGTGTTCAATGGCCTTGGCCACGTTTACGGCCGATGCCGCAAAACTCCAGTCGGTCTCGGTAGCAACGCCTTCACGCAGGGCGCGCATCGCGGCGCGCAGCGGGTTGATGATCTCGTCGATCTCGGCCGGCGTCAGCAGGGTTGCCCTGTCGATGGCCAGGTCGACCACGTTGATGTAAACGCGCCGTTCGCGGCGGCGGGGGCGGCCGTGGCTCATGCCGCACCTCCCTTACTCGAATCCGCAGCCTGCTGTGGAGCGGTGTCGACGAGCGCTCCGCAAACATCAAGCGCCATCATGGCCATGTTCGCCACGTCCGCTGAGTGCTCGGCAATCCCAGCCGCATCGTCGTTCTTGATCGCCACCGACAGCTTGGAGACGTGATAGTAGATTTCGAGCAGCGCACGGTCGCGTGACATCAACAACCAGCCGGGCCGGTCGCCCTTGCTGGAGTTGGCATGCAGCTCGGCGCGCATCAGCTCCACAAATGGAATGAGCACGTCGTCGTATTTCGCGGGCTCTGCCGCAGACGCCTGCTGGGCGCGCAGCCGGTAAAGCACGATGCGCGCCTCGTTGATCGCTTTCTCCCGGGCCTCGCCGGTGGTGCGCTGCGCCGCGAAAAGCAGATCGTGCAGTTTTTGCAGCGGATGCACCGGTGCGGTCAGACGCGCATGCAGGGCGGCGGCTAGCGGCGCAAGTTCGGCGTCCGTCACCACCTCGGCCTCAACCTCTTCGCGGGTCGGCTGGGCCTGGCTCGCGGTGTCCCGATCACGGATGGCGTGCCTGATCAGCGCGTCGACGGCCATCGGGCTGCCGAACTCGATGTAGCCCTGCGCGTTGGTCCGACCGCCGACGTGCGCGATGCGCTCGCCGAGCGTCATGCCATGCGTTGGAGACTCCGCTGCGGATTCGCTCACTGAGTTGACAGGCGAGGTCTGAATCACGCCACTTGTTTCGAGAAAGCGCATCACTGTTTCGACGACATCCTCCACTGGGCTCGTGATCCCGTACCTTCCGAAGAGCTCTGCGAAGAGTTTGTCCCGGTCATCTTGGCTCAGATCCACCGCCATAGGCCGGGTGCTCCCGAAGCGTGGTCGCGTGTTGGTCGACATGAGGCCCCGAATGCCTTCGGCGATCTCCTGCAGCTCGGCGCTGTATTCGCTGCGAGCAACGGCGCCAGGGCCCGTGCCGTACTCGAAAGCCCCGGTTTCTGGGTCTGTCATGCCGTGCTCGGCATCGAAGACTTCCCGGCGTGCATCGACCCACCGTGCCGCGTCCTCAATGCCGACAGCCACTGCGGGATGATCGCGAGGCCAAACCCTTTCGTCCGGCGCGACTGACACCACCACGGCAGGCTGCATGGTCCGCCCGATGATCGAAAGCCCGACCAGGCCGCCGCCGGCGATGTTGGCCCGGTCGACCTCGTCAGGCTCCCAGAACGACATGACTGCGGGCACATCGCCCGGGCACATCATGTCCGTGATGCCCAGCGGCTCTACAGGGGTGCCACTCTGATCCCAGCCTGCAGGCGCCTGCAACACGCGGGTGTTCGATGGGTGCGAGACGGGCTTCATGCCAGCACCTCCAGCTCGTCGGCTGTGAACTGCTGGGTCTTCTTGAGCCGGCCAGACACATCCTCGAAGTAGACCGACACCAGCTGGCTTTCCGGGTTCGACGCGTCTTCCCTGCCGTACGACTCCTTCACGACGCCCTGGAGCAGGATGTAGCCCATCTGAGGGAGGCGCTTGACTGTCTCTTTCACACGCACACGCATGTCGGCCGTGAAGCGATTGGCCGCGCCGTCAGCTGCGATCGAGGGCGCTTGCGACTTGAGAGCCGGCTTCGCATCGTCGACCTGTGGCGATGCCGCCTTGGCGTCGGCAGGAGACAGCGTTGGATCGGACTTCAGCAGCAAGCTGCCTTCAAAGTGGGCTTGACCTGGTCGGTTGCCTTTGAATGCGACGATGACTTTCTCGCCAGAGATACCCCGCACCCATCCGTGACGGCCACAGTACTTCTGGTGTGAAGCTGGGAGAGCGTTGGCGTCCTTTGTGACCCAGACAGGCTGCTCGCTCACCCATGGCCCGTTCGTTGGAATCAAAGCCGCGTCATCCTGTATTTCGGTGGCCTTTGCCTTGGGGAATGGCCACGCCGTCGCGGGACTCAACCCTTGCGTCGCTGCTGGAGCCAAATTGGTTTCAACCGGCGCCCCCTCCGCCGTGGCTGCAGCGTCACCGGCGGCGCCAGCCGCTTCCTCCCCGCCTGCGCCGACAGGCGCCTGGTCAATGACCTCGGCCACCGACGCAGCGCCGGCGTCGGGCGTGGCGCTCGCCGCGGCGTCAGCCACCACCTCTTCAAGCTTTGCGCCGTTAGGCGCCTGGTCAAGTGCTTGGAACGCGGCCGCGACCTGTGCTGTGACCTCTTCGGCCGAAGTCTTTCGCGCGCGTATCTTCTGCGCCGCAGGCGGGGCGACGTTTTTTTTCTGAACCACCGGCTTGGGCTTCATGGCCTCGGTGGGAGCGGCTGCTTTGGCGCGAGCGCCGGGCTTCTTCACGACCGGCTTGAGCTCGTCGCGCACTTCGGCCTTGATAGCTTTCAGGTCGACGAAGAAATCAGTGGCCACGGCGTCGATGCGCAGCGTTTCGGTGGCCTTGCCGGTGCCGTACGAAACGAGATAGCGCGTGTCATGCTGCATCAGCAGCAGCTGCGCGACGCGCGATGCCTGGCGCGGTTCGCATTCCTGAATGTGCGTCAGGATCGCCGTCTGTTCTCCGATCTTCCCAAGGCCGAGCAGCTCGCACGTGTGGGTGCGTTCATCCGCCGTCAGGCCGCCGATCAGCTCTTTGCAGATCAGACGGATCACGCCATCGCTCAAGGCCTCATCGCTCGCGTCGTCGGCCATCGCGTTGTAGGTCTTCGTGATCGCGCGCTTGCGCCAAGTGCGCTCAAATTTCTCTTCGGCCTTGCGCTTGGCCTCGCCGGCGCTGATGCTGCGTTGTGCCTTGGCCTGGGTCGGCGTGATGAGCCCGCGCTCTTTCAGGATCTCGTTCACCTTCTCCGTCGGTAGCACTTCGATGAGCTCGCCACGGTTGTACGGGTTCTGAAACAGGATGGGCTGCGGCGCATCCTTGCCCAGCACATTCTTGAGCTTCTTATTGCTCTCCAGGCGGTCATCGGGCAGGTCGAGGCGCGTGTAGCCGTCGATCTTCGTGTAGATGCTGTCGTAGGCCCACAGCTTCTTCGCCTCCCGCTCCGTGATGATCTGCTGGCCCGCGGCCTGCGCCGTGGCTACGCGCGCTTCGTCGTGCACCGCCTGCTTGTTGTTGAAGCACTTCGGGTCGATGCACACATCGGCGCTGTCGACGTCGGCGAACAGATCGGGATTCGCGCCGGTGCGCTTCGGGCATTCCTTGCAGCTGCCGGCCTCGGGCACCAGGGTGGCGTCCGTGATCTTGAAGCGGGCCTTGTCCAGCCGCAGCATGACGTTCTGGTGCACCCAGAGCACGAAGTTGCGGTAGCTGCACGTTGACCCCTGGTAGTCCTTCTCCACGGCCTTGTCGAGCGCCTTCTGCTGCAGCGCCGAATCGGGGATGCGTGCGATCTGCAGGGCGCGGCTGGAGTCAATGGCACCGGTGCGCAGCGCCTCGCGCGGGGCCGACGTCAGGTCGAGCAACTTCATGCGGGCGTACACGTAGCTGCGGCTCTTGCCGATCTTCGCGCCGATGTCTTCCTTCGCCACGCCGGTCTCGGTGCACAGACGCTGGTAGCCCTCTGCTTCCTCCAGCTCGGTCAGGTCATCGCGCTGCAGGTTCTCGACGATCTGGATCTCCAGTACCTCGCTGTCGGTCAGCGTGCGGATCATGGCCGGAATGCGTGCCTTGCCCGCGCGGATGCTGGCCCGGTACCGGCGCTCGCCGGACACGATCTCGTGCGTGGGCAACGGGTCGCTCTTGCGCCGATCGGCGAACGTCTCGGCCACGCGGCTACCAGGCAGCGGGCGCACCAGCACGGGCTGGTGCACGCCGCTGGCCTTGATGCTCTCGGTGAGCTCGGCGAGCTTCGTCTCGTTGAAGGTAGTGCGCGGGTTCGTGCGGCTCGGCACGACCAGGGCCAGCTCGAGCATGTCGAACTGTTCGCCGTCGATGCGCACCAGGTCGTCAGGGATGGGCGTCCCGTCGGGTGAGGTCGAGGTGTCTGTGAGGGACATGGGGGCTCCTGGTGCTGGCGACGCGGCCGCGTCATCGGTGGGTGGGGTGGGGGTGGCGATCGCGTTCATGCGGGCACCGTCACGGTCATGCCGGGAATGCCGGTTTCACGGGCGAGGAACTCGCTCAGCACCAGCTGCTGCAGGTGAGCGATGGTGTGGCTGTTGTTCAGCACCAGGTCAGGGCCGAACTCCGATCCGTCTGTCGCGCTGCTGTGCACACCCTCGGGCGTGTTGCTGGTGTCGATGCCGGGACGGTTGATCTGCCACAGCACACCGCTGAGCATGCGCACAGACTGAACCTCGTTCATGTACCGGCAGTCGGTCACGACGAAGCGCGATTCGCCATCCTTGGTGTGGTCGAAGATGCGCTGCAGCAGCTTGTGCGACCAGTAGTTCGGCGTTCGAGCGCGGCGGTATTCCGTACCCCACCACTGCATGATCTCGCGCGGCGTACGGGGCTTCTCGATCCACGCAAGGTAGTCCGCCGCAGATATCCCGCAGCTGTGAACGCCGAGCGCGTGCGTGATGGCGGACAGGAACTCCATCGGTGCGCGAGACATCGCCAGCATGGGCGTGGGCTCGTGCTTCGTCTCTGGCGCGCTCAGGGTCGCAATGTCGATCTCGAACGCGTTGGCGATCTCGCCGCGCAGGGCGTCGGCGAAAGCCAGCTTACGGAAGTGGCAGTGAACGACCAGCAGGTCGGCGACGGTGTCTTTGCCTGAGCCGGAAAAACCGGACAGGCCGATGACTTGTTTTTTACGCATGGTGTGGAGGGATGGGGATGAGGGTGAGCGACTGCGCGTGCGGGAAGACCGTGCGCATGTCCTGGAGCGGCGTGGTGACCGTGATGCGTGCGCCGCGGCGCAGCGTGGCGGCCTTGGCCACGGCCAGGGCGCGGGTGGTCTCGGTGTAGACCAGCTCCGCGTGGATGGAGCGGTGCAAACCAGAGAGGGGCCGCACCTCGACGCACAGCACCGGCACGCTGTGCTCGCCGACCAGGCGCGCGCGCACCTCGGCATCGGCGATGAGGGTGCCCACGACCTCGATGACGTCGGGCGGCGCGCTGGGCGTGCCGGCGAACATATCGGGCTCGTTGGGCAGTGCAGACGTCTGCACGGCGTTCATGGGATGGCCGCTCCGACGTTGCGCACCGCATATGTCAAGGCCAGCACGGCAATCACGACGACAGCGATGCCGACGGTCCAGCACACCTCGCCCAGCACCTGCAGGAAGTCGTCGAAGGCATTGAATGCCCAGTCCTCGGTGTTGCGCAGCTTGTTGGCCATGCGCTCGTGCTCCTCCTGGAGCTGCGCGATGTCCTGTTCGTCGACCATCACGGCGCCACCTCGGGGGAAGCGGCTGCGTGCGCTGCCTCTCGATAGTCCTGAGCATCAGCAGCAACGACTTCGGCGCCGTCGTCGATGGTCGGAGCGTAGCTCCAGAGCACGACGAACACCAGCACTGCGAGCCACACCACGATGCAATCGGTGACCGGCTTGAGCCGGGCCCGCCACCATTCGCGGCGCTCACGGCGACGTCGGCGCTGGTTGACCTTGACCACCTCTTGCGCAATCTTGTAGCGGACGTCGGAGAGGTGCTCGATCTCGGCGCGGGTCAGGGGAGGGCGGCGCATCACAACCCCCGCGCCATGGCAATCGCATCGGGGCCGATGCGGATGGCCTCAAGGCTCGGCGCGCCGGCCTCGGCCGCTTCAATCAGGCCCTCGACGGCCAGCAGCAGGTCAGGCGCCGCGTCGCGTGCGAAGCGTGCCCGCTGGCATTCGACGAACCACGCGCACGGCGTGACCTTGGCATCGCGGATGCCTGGATCGTCGCCGCAGAGCGCTGTGCAGGTGCACGTCGGCGCGGGCTGCGCGTCGGATGGTGATGGAGCCGCCTGGGCGGATCGGGAAGGATGTGGCATTTCGGCCTCCGTCGTTTGAACGGAGGCCAATGTAGCAAACGCTACCGATCAAGGCAATAGCAAATGCTATTTTGGTGCGACATCAAGGATTCGAGACCTTGGAACGACGTGAGGAACGTAGTACATCCAACTCACTGCGTAGGTCGGAAACTCCTCGACTGCGCCGCCCTCAATCCGGGCAAGCCGCAGCCCGCCGCGTCTCGATGCTAGCCGTCGGAGCGCCATATCACCGTTCACAAAACGCACAAGCACGTCGTCCTCGAGCTCTGGAAGGGTGCCTGGCTCCACAAGGACGTACTCACCCCTGTTGAACCTGGGGCTCATCGTTGATTCACCAACTTCAACAAGAAAGGCGCGTGGATCGGACGAAGCAATGAGTGCGAACTGTCCTGTGCTTTCGCGTAGACGATCTTCATCCTCGAGCCAGAAATCCTCTTCAATGAAGCCGCCCGTGGCATTCTTCAGCACAAAAATTTTGCGAAGTCGGACCACCGGAGTTGGGCGTATTCCAAAGGAATCCACGAGGTCCGCCATGATGGGGTCGCTGTCGAGTGAAGTGGCCGAATTCTGAGATTCGTTATCCCCGAGCCCACTGAACCAACCTTTGAAGCCTGGGAGCGCGTGAACAGCCGCAAGGGTTTTTTCTGTGATGGGTCGCTCACCTCGGATCATCTGTCCGACAAACGCCCCATCCTTGTAGCCAAGCTTCCGCCCGAGCGTTGCTTTGCCGCCTAGCTTGTCGGCAAGTTGCTCCAATCGAGCACGCCTGAAGCTTGCGAAATTCTGCATATCCATCTCTCTGACAGTACTCGCAAATAAAGTAGCAACCGCTACTTGGATGTAGGTAGCATTTGCTATAGCATGCTGCCCATGAAGTTGATCGACTACCTCCGGCAACCCGGGACCCTTTCGGTCTCCGAACTCAGAATTGCGATCGGCGCAAAGAGCGACACGCAGATCCGGCAGTGGCAGCACGGCTATGCGAAACGCATACCAAGCCCGCAATATTGCATCGCGATTGAGCGAGCGACCGGCGGTTCGGTCACGAGGCGCGACCTTCGACCGGCCGACTGGCAGGATATTTGGCCGGAGTTTGAAGGCAACTTCAACCCTCCGGTCATCGACGGGGCAAGAGGGCCCTGGCCCGTCCACGAGGGCGCGTGAATGGCCTCCGTGCGCCCATTTGCGCGATTCGTCCGCCGCATCTTCGGCCTGGACTTCCGCGATCCGGTGGTCGGTCAACGTTGGCTGAGCACGCACAGCTGCAGGACGATTGAGATCGTTGGCGTCCGAATCACCGACGGAGGTTTGACGTGGGTGCACTTCGTCTCGCTTTCAAACGGAACGCGGTCGCCGATGCCGGATACCTACAGCACCAATCTCGACGAATGGCGCCATCGCCTCCGAATGGAGCGCCGCGTGCTTGTCCGCGACCCCAACGCCTGACACCCGAGCCATGCCGCTGAGCCCTTTTTTCCTCGTCGCCACCGAAACCGGTTCGCCTGTGCTTTGCCATTTTTCCTCCTCCAAATCGCCACGCGCGGGCAGGTGCGTGGTGTTGGGCGGGCCGGGGCGATGAGGTCTTTTCTTTGTATTCACGGCGCGAGTTTGGCTGCGTCTCAACGCCGTGCCTATGGCGGCTTTTCATCGAGGGAGATATGAATATTCTGGATGCATCACGGCGCCAAGCGCGCTCGTACCCGGGCGGCATCGATGCGGTCGCGCCGCGCCTGGACAAGTCGGCGTCGACTATGGAAAAGGAGCTCCGCGGTGCTCCGGGCTTCAAGTGGGGCGCCTTCGACGCGGCAGAGCTTTCGCGCATGTGCGGCGAGCTGCATACGGTCGACGCGCTGGCCTACCCGACGGCAGTAGCGGCGAGTTCGCAATGCCTGCTTTTGCCTCTGCCTTCGCTGCCGGCCATGCCGCTCAACGAGGCCATGCTGACTGTCGCTCAGACGTCGATGGAGGCGCACAACCTAGTGGCTGAGGCCTGCGCGGATTTGGCCGATGGTGGCATCAGCGACAACGAGATGGCCCGCATCGATCGCAAGCTGGGCGAGCTGGTCGCTTCGGCACAGGCCATGCGCCGGGCATGCGCTGCATTGAATAAGGCAGGCAAGCCACGAGGTGCGAAATGAGGCCGGCAGGGGAAGTGCGCCAGGCGCTGTACCGGGCGTCGTCGGAACTGGCCACCGCCGACAGTGCACCGACGTTGCGTGAGCTGGCCGCAGCATCGCAGGTGGGTCTGCTCGCTGCTCGGCGCACGGTGAGCGACATGTGCCGCGTTGGCGTGCTGCACATCGCGCGCACCCGCAAGGTGCCGTATCGAAATCGGCCGGTCGCGGAATACTGCCCGCGCAAGCCGGCGCAGCAGGTCGAGTCTCGTTGCGCGCTCCAGGCCATCGTCACCACATGGGCATCGCCCTCGGTCTGACGGTCCCTGATGTCACGCGCACCGCTACCACCCATCAATTTCACCGCACTCGCCGAAGCGCTGCTGGCCCGGGCCGATGAGCTCGTGCCGCTGTGGCTGCCCGGCGGCGTGCGGCAGATCAACGAGTACGTCTGCGGCTCACTGTCGGGCGGGGAGGGCAAGAGCTTCTCCGTCAACCTGAAGAACGGCCGCTGGAGCGACTTCGCGACTGGCGAGGCCGGCGGCGATCTGATCAGCCTGTACGCGGCGGTGTTCGGGCTCGAGCCAGGAAAGGCGGTTGTGGCCGTCGCTCGCGAGACCGGGCTCGAGGATGTCGCCGGCTTGATCAAGGTCGCCGACGGAACTGCACCACCGCCACCGCCAAGACCTCCACCCGCGTCAGCGAAGCCCGCTCGCGAGGACGAAGGCTGGACCACCGTCATGCCCGTGCCAACGAACGCGCCGCTGGCCACGTTCAGGCACTTCGCACGTGCACCGGAGGATCTCGTCTACACAGCCACGTACCGCGTGGGCGACCACTTGCTCGGCTACACGGTGCGCTTCCTTAAGAGCGACGGCAGTAAGGACGTGCTGCCCTACACGTGGTGCATCAGCGCGCGCGATGGCGCCGCCAAGTGGCACTGGAAGCAATGGGACGAGCCACGGCCGCTGTACTACCCGGGCGCCGCGCATCCTGCCGGGCGAACGGTCATCTGCGTAGAGGGCGAGAAGAAAGCCGACTCGCTTCAGCAGCTGCTCGATGCGACTGCGCCCGGCATCTTCTGCGTGGTCAGCTGGCCAGGCGGTGGCAAGGCCTGGTCGAAAGCCACCTGGGAGTGGATCGCGGGGCACACGGTGTTGCTCTGGCCAGACTGTGATGCCAAGCGCGAGAAGCTGACGAAGGTCGAGCGCGATGCGCTGCTGGGCGACAGCGAGGCGATCAAGCTGGCCGAGGCCATCAAGCCTTTGCTGCCAGAGCACAAGCAGCCGGGCTTTGCGACCATGCTTGCGCTCGGTGCTGCCCTGCGCGACGCGCATGGCTGCACGGTGCAGATCCTGCCGATACCGAAGCCGCTCGAGGTGCCCGACGGCTGGGATTGCGGTGACGCGATCCACACCGACAGCTGGCCTTTCACGCGCGTCATGAATCTCTTCGCGCGTGCGCAGGCGTTGCCTCTCAGCGATGCAGATAAAGCCGCGCAGGCGGCCGCGTCGACGAAGAAAGGCAAGGGTGCGTCCGCAGGCGGCGGAGGCGCTGGCAACGGTGGCGATGGCCCGCCGCGCGATCCCCCCGCTAGCGCTGGGGACGGTGAGGACGCGTTCCAGGAACACATCGATTTCATGTGCGCGCAGAACGATTGCAAGCCGTACCAGATTGGCGTGACGCGCAAGCTGATCGTTGCCGCGCTACGCAAGGCGCCTGACCTTCAGCAATGCGTGGGCTTCGACGAGTTGAGGGGGGCGCCCTGTACGCGCGTGGCCTGGCCGTGGCGAGCCAGTCCGGGGCCACTGGGCGATACCGATGACCTGCGCCTGGGCGACTATCTTGAGCAGACCTACAAGCTGAAGTCGGCCTCTCGTGCCGCACTCACTGAAGGAATCGACACCGTGGCTGACGAGGTTCGCTTTCACCCTGTGCGCGACTGGCTCAACGATCTCCAACATGACGGCAAGCCGCGGCTCGACAAGTGGCTGATCCACGTGTTGGGCATGGACCCGGAAAAGCTCAAACCGCGCCGGCGCAGGTATCTCGAACTGGTCGGCCGCTTCCTGTTGATGGGCTTGGTCGCCCGGGTTTTCGAGCCTGGTTGCAAATTCGACTATTCGCCGGTCTTCGAGGGGCCGGGCGGCATCGGCAAGAGCACGTTCGTGAAGGTGCTGGTCGGCAAGCAGTTCTTCAGTGACACGCACTTCGACATCGGCAACGGCAAAGAGGGCATGGAGCAGCTGGAGGGCCTGTGGGCCTATGAGCTTTCGGAGATGACTGCGTTCCGGCGCGCCGACAGCGAGCAGGTGAAGGCGTTCTTCTCGTCGACCATCGACCGCTTCCGGGGCGCCTACGGTAAGTTCGTCCAGCCGCACCCACGTCAGTGCGTGATCTTCTGCACGACGAACAAGCGGCGCTACCTGTACGACCTCACCGGCAACCGCCGGTTCTGGCCAATCTGGATCAACTCGCCGATCCTGCTGGCCTGGCTGGAGAAATTCCGCGATCAGCTGTTCGCGGAGGCCGTCGCTGCGTACAAGGCCAAAGAGCGCTACTACCCGACGCGCGAGGAAGAAGACGAGTTCTTCGTGCCCGAACAAATGAAGCGGCTGGCCGACACATCAGTGCAGAGCCGCCTTTACGAGCTGCTCACGCGCGAGGGCGCGGCCGGCGCGGAAGCGAGGCTTACGGTCGAGTATTCGCAGCACACCACGTTCCTCACGCTCCATGGCCTGGTGGCCGCACTTGGCGCCGATGCGGCGAAGTCCACCACGCTGCTGGAGAACCAGGTGCGCAGCTGGCTGGAGTTCATGGGTTGGACCGTCGGGCGCGAGGGCGGTGGCCAGCGTCGACGCGGGTACAAGGCGCCGCCCGTGTGGCCGCCGGCACCCGGCGACGACGATGAGGATGAAGACGACGAACGGACCACCCAGCAGCCACGGCCGCCTGGTGATGGACCGAAGCACGACCAACCGCCTGCGGAGGTGGAGTCGTATGGAGGGGGCGACGATGAGCCATTCTGATCAACGATCGGTGCACGCAGCGCCGGAAAAGATCGTGGCTCAACAAACGCGCCGTGACGCACTGGCTGTTGGAGGCGCGATTCGCGACTGCCTGTGCGTCACGGTAGCGGGGATGTCGCCTCGTGATGCCATGACATAGCCCGTCTGGACAGGCATTGCAGACGCCTGGACGGCCAATCCGTCCAGGCGTCCACCCTTTGCCATGGAGCGCACCACTGCCGGCAGGACGCCGTCTCGGCAGTCGAAGCCGCTGCATTGTCCGGTCGATTCGCGAGCCCTTCTATGTGGGGGCGCGCATATGCAGGCACGCGCGCGCCGACGCGCTCGCGAGTTTGTGTGTGTGATCTTGTGTGAGGTCTATAGAAAGAGGTGGACGGATGGACGCGGAAAAGCAAAAGGCCGAAGAGGGCCGGCAAATCAAGCTGATCCGGGACAGCTTGCCCGGTGTGCATCAGGCGATCCGGGAGCGTGCAGCGGTCGAAGGCAACGACGTGTACGCAACGGTGCGGCGGGGCCTGCGCGGTGAGCCCGACTGCTTCTATGCCTTCGAGGGCGGCCGCATCGTCGGCACGCCCTTCGCCACGACGGTGACGGCCGACCTGGCGGCGCAGATCGTCCAGTTCGGCGCGACGTTCCTCTTCATGTTGGCGCCCACGGCGCGCAAGGATGCCCATGGCCCGGATTGAGTACATGCAGCTGCGTCTGAACAATTGGGCGCTGTGGAAGGCGCGTGAGGCCGGCGGTGGGCTGGGCTTCGCCAGCCAGTCGGCTTTCCTCGGTCAATTCGACGGTGACCGTTACCGTGAGGCCAGAATTCCGGTGGACGAGGTGGATGCGTCGCTGACGAACGAAGCGGTCGAGGCGTTGAAGCCCGGGCGCGAGCACCTGTACACGACGCTGCAATGCATCTACCCGCTGGCAATGACCGCTCGGGAAGCGGCCAGGCATTGCGGTGTTGCCGAGTCCACGATCAAGGCCCGACTCGACCAGGCGGACCTTGCCCTGACCCTGTGGCTGCGTGACCGTCGCGAGGCTCGTGAGAAAAGGAGTTTTCCGACATAGACCTTGTCGCTACATTTCAGGCAGTTGGTAAAAATTCCTTCACAGCATGGGCCTTCAAGGTTTCTCCCAAAAATTGACGCTCGCGCGGGCTATCGCCAGCGCAAAAGCATCCACCGGTGAGCCGCTCAGCCAAGCTGCGAAGGATCGACAAAAGGGGCTTCGAGTTGCTCGCGATGCCAAGCGGATGGCCGAGAACCTGGCGCAGCGCGCACTGGTCGAAAGCAAGCGTCGATAGGACACACACGGTCCTTGTCACCCGCCCCGGGAGATCGGAGGCGGTTTTTTGCATTCTGAGGTGTGGCGATGATGAAGTTCGGAGTCACGAGCAACCTTGCGGGCGTGGTCGATGGGTGGGCCAGCGTTGCGCAGGACCAGGTGCCGTATGCCACGGCGGTTGCGTTGACGCGCACTGCTCAGGAAGCCAAGCGTGCAGTCGAGGCCGCGCTGCCGTCGGTCATCGACCGGCCCACGCCGTACACGATGCGCGGCTTTCGCCTATGGCCCGCCACCAAGACCAAGTTGGTCGCGGAGGTGGACTTTCGGGACTCGTTCGGCAAAGGCAGCCACGCTCGTGACTACCTGGCGCCGCAGGTGTTCGGCGGCACGAGAAAGCTCAAGGCATTCGAGCGGTCGCTGCAACGCGTCGGCCTGTTGCCCGCTGGCATGGCCGCAGTTCCAGGCGCGGCCGCAAAGATCGACGCCTATGGAAACATGGCGCAAGGTCAGGTCGTCCAGCTGCTGTCGTATCTCCGTGCGTTCGGCGAGCAAGGCTATCGGTCGAACATCACGCAGAAGCGCAAGGACGCACTGAGTGCTGGCGTGAAGGGCAAGCGAGGCATGTCTTACTTCGTCGGTCGGCCAGGCGGTGGGAAGAAGCCGCTCGGCATCTGGCTGCGCGAGGAGTTCGGGCAGCTCGGGTCGTCGGTGAAGCCGGTCGTGCTGTTCGTCAAGACGCCGACCTACCGCAAGCGCCTTGACGTGCCTGGCATATCGGCGCGGGTCATCAAGGAACGGTTCACACCCAACATGCACATGGCGATGCGGCAGGCCATGAGCACGGCGCGCCGGCCGGTCGGCCCTTCCAAGATCGTTTGACCTGGCACGTGCGATCCCCTGGGGAGGCATCAGAAATGCACCTCGTTGGTGCGTCGGCGGGTCCTCCCCGGGGGGGTCCCCGTGCGGGTAATTCGGGCCGCATTCAATCCGTCATTGCAGAGTTTGCAGGTTGGTTCGCAGGTTCGCAGGGTTCGCATTCACAAGGTTTGCAGAGGAAAATGGAACTGTTCGATGGTCAGCCGACGGGTGTGTCGATCAGGGAGTGCGCGCGCCAGCTCGGCGTGAGCGACACCGCCATCCGCAAGGCGATCAAGGCGCAGCGATGCAGCACGTTGGCCGATGGCTCCGTGGACATCGAGTCCGTGCGCGCCGGTATGAACATGTCGGCCAATCCTCTGAGGGGCGGTCAGCGCCAGGCCGGAGTGCCAGGCGGACCGCAGACGCAGGCGACTGTGAGCGGTGCCGACGCTCGTGCTGACGCCGCGCCACCTGCCGGCCCGAAGATCGGTTCGGAAAACCAGACCGCGTTGATGGCTGCTCGCTTGAGCACCGAGCAGAGCCGGGCCGAGCGTGAGGCCATCGAGCTGGCGCAGCTCAAGGGCACCGTCGTTGAACTGGCGCCGATCTCGCGCGCCGTGGTCGACGCGATGGTGGCCGCACGCGGCGAGATCATGTCGCTACCCGATCGGCTGACGCCCATCGTCACTCCCGAGACCGACACCGGCAAGGTGTACGCGGCCATCGAGACGGAGGTGCAGCGGATCTGCGCCGCGCTCCAGTTGAAGCTCGCCAATCTGGCCGCTCTGCCGGCGTCCGGCGCGTGAACCTCCAGGACGGTTACGCGGCGCTGCTTCGCGCCGCAGCCGCCGCCTGGGCGCTGCCGGAGAAACTGCTGGTTTCGGAGTGGGCCGACAAGTACCGGATCGTGCCGTCGAAGAGCTCGCCCGAGGGTGGCCAGTGGCGAACCAGCCGCACGCCGTACGCGCGGGAACCGATGGACGAGCTCAGCTCGAAGTCGAGGACGCAAGAGGTCGTGATCATGGCGGCGTCGCAGGTCCTGAAGACCGAGGTGCTGCTCAACTTCGTATTCGAGTCGATCGACCAGGACCCCTGCGCGATGCTGGTCGTGCAGCCGACCGAGAAGGCGGTGAGCGATTTCGTCAGCCAGCGCCTGGACCCTGCGATCGAGGCGATGGATCGAATCCGCGCGCTGATCCCTTCCTCTCGCAAGCGAGACAGCGGCAACAAGCGGACGGAGAAGAATTTCCCGGGCGGCGTGCTGTACATGGGCTGGAGCAACAGTCCCAGCGAGCTGGCCTCGAAGCCGATCAAGAAACTCGCGCTCGATGAGGTCGACCGCTACCCGCTGAGCCTGCGCGACGAAGGCAGCCCGGTGAAGCTGGCCGAGCAGCGGACGGCCAACTATCCGCGCCGGAAGATCCTCAAGACCAGCACGCCGAAGATCAAGGGTGCGTCGGTGATCGAGGAGGAGTACGAGGCCAGCAGCCAGGGCGAGTACTTCGTGCCGTGCCCGCACTGCGGTCACATGCAGACGCTGGTGTTCGGGCAATTGCGTTGGAAGGAAACCATCGACGACGACGGCGTGGTGCACCAGTGGCCGCACACCGCCACGTACCAGTGCATCGGCTGCAGGGAGCCGATCGAAGAGCGGTTCAAGCCGCAGATGCTGGAGGCCGGCGAATGGCGCCATCGGTACCCCGATCGGGCGAAGCGCGGCTATCACATCAGCGGCTACTACAGCCCGATCGGCCTGGGCTTCACCTGGGGCGAACGCATCCAGAAGTTCCTGGACGCGGGCGGCGACCCGGCGAAACTTCAGACCTTCGTCAATCTGCACGACGGCCTTCCGTACGAGGACCACAGCAGCGAGGTCGAGGTCACTCACATGAAGGCCCGCGCCGAAGGCTTCAAGTTGCGGACCGTGCTGCCCGGGTACCTGATCCTGACGTTGGGCGTGGACGTGCAGAAGGGTTACTTCGCGCTTCACCTGGTTGCCTGGGCACGGGGCGAGCGCTGCCACACGGTGGACTACGTCGAGATTCCGGCCGACCCATCCCGCTCCGCGGAGTGGGAGGTGATCACGGACTACCGCCGCAAGCCGATCAGGAACATGTTCGGCATCGACCTGCGGATCTCGATGACCACCATCGATTCGGGCAACGGGCAGGATGGCCACACGAACGAGGCCTACAAGTACGGCCGCAAGTATCGGCATGACGACGTCATAGTGATCAAGGGGCACAACCAGGCGAACCGACCCGTATTGAACCGCCCGCGGAAGCAAGACATCAAGAACGAACGCGGCGACGTGGACCGCAACGGTGTCGATCTCTGGATGGTCGGCACTGACACCGCGAAGAGTGCCCTGTACGCGCGCATCGATGGCGACACCAGGCATGAGGTGCCCGAGGAGTACATGGTCCGATTCTCCAAGGACATGCCGGACACGTTCTTCGCGGGCATGGCCAGCGAGTACTACGACGCTGACACGGGCAAGTGGCTGAAGCGCCACAAGCGCAACGAGCCCTTGGACACCTGGGTGTATGCGTACGCGGCGGCGCAACACCCGCGCGTGGCCATCCACAGCGCGAGTGCGGCGGACTGGGATGAACTGGAGCGATTGCTGCAACCGCGGATACACGACATGTTCACTTCGGCATCGGTGACCGAGGAGGTGCTGAGCGAGGGTGAGGCGGAGCCGGTGCAGACGTCTGCACAGGAACTGGCGACGGTGGAAGAGGGCGAGTCTGCGGGCGCATCGCAGGACCGACACGAACACGACAACTGGGTGCCTGACGTGCCCGATAACTGGTATTGAAGGATCAACATGGCAGGTTTCACCATTGCCCAGCTCGAGGCCATCGAGACGGCGATTGCAGGCGGCACGTTGAAGGTGCGCTACGCCGACAAGGAAGTGACGTTCCATTCGTTGAACGAACTGCGTGAATTGCGCGCAGAAATGCGCGAGGAACTGCGCGCCAATGGCATGCTCGACGGTGCCCCCAATCGCGGCGTGCCGACCGTGACCAGCTACTGCCGGGACTGACAGTCATGGATTCCGACCTGATGCCTAGCCGCCCCATCGTTGGCAGCAGCCTGTTCGAGCGAACGATCGAGGCGGTGGCGCCGGCGTGGGCCTTGCGCCGCAGCTACGCGCGCATGGGCCTCGAGCATGCGCGGGGGTACGACGCTGCGAAGATGGGTCGGCGCACGGCAGGCTGGCAGGCCAACGGCGGCACGGCGAACGCGCAGCTCTCGCAAGGGCTCGCGCGCATCCGTAATCGATCGCGCGACATCATCGAGAACAACGAATATGCCAAGCGCGCCGTGGCGGTGTTCGCGAGCAATGTCGTGGGCTACGGCATCACGATCACGCCAGATGACGAGATCGAGCGTGCCGCCTGGAAGGCCTGGTCGGAAAGTCAGCAATGCGACGCCTCGGGCGATGACTGCTTGGGCGGGCTTCTGCGACTGGGGGCGCGCGAGCGGTTCAGCGCCGGCGAGATCCTGTTTCGTCGTCGCTGGCGCCGTCTGACCGATGGCCTGGCCGTGCCCATGCAAATCCAGCTCCTCGAGCCCGACTATCTGGATGAGAACCGCACCGGCCCCGTCGGCAACGGCGGCAACATCTGCATCCTGGGCAAGGAATACGACGCGCTCGGCGAGTGCGTTGCCTACTGGCTGTTTCCCGAGCACCCTGGCGAGATCGCGCAATCACGCCTGCGCAGCTTCGAGAGCCAGCGCGTGCCCGCGAAAGACGTTATCCACTACTTCGCCAAGGACCGCCCGAGTGCCGTGCGCGGCGTCTCGGAGCTGGCCGTCAGCCTGATGCGGTATCGAGACACGGCCGACTGGAACGATGCCGAGCAGGTCCGCAAAAAGATGGAGGCCTGTGTCATGGCCATCATCAGCAGCAGCGGGCCGGACAAGCAGCTGGGCCTGGCTGGCGAAAAGGGCGTCGAGAAAATGCGCCCCGGCATGATCGCGCGCATCGGCACCAGCGACGCCGTGACGTTCAACAATCCGATGCCGTCGTCCGGTGGCGGTGAGTTCATGCGTCACCAGCTGCACGCGCTCGCCGTCGGGGCCGGCATCACGTACGCGCAGCTGACGGGCGACATGAGCCAGGCCAACTTCAGCAGCAACCGCATGGGCCTGATCGAGTTCCGCCAAATGGTCGAGCAGGAGCAATGGCTCAACCTGGTGCCGAAGGTCCTGCAGCCGATTCGCACCTGGTGGCGCGAGGCCGCTTTGCTGGGTGGCGTGAAGCTGGGCGAGGTGACCAAGGACAAGTACGCGATGCCGCGCAAGTACCAGGTCGATCCGCTCAAGGACACGATGACCTACAAGGAAGCGATCCGGGCCGGCGCCCGCACGCTCAGCGACGTGCTGCGCGAGGACGGCACCGATCTGGAAACCTTCATCGCCGAGCGCAAGCATGAGCTCGCGGCGCTCAAGGAAGCCGGCATCGTGACCGACACCGATGCCGCCGTCAGCGAGCTCGGCCTGTCCGGCGCCGATGTGCTGAGCCACCCTGCCGACAACACCTGATCTTTCCCCCATCCACCACCCGGCCCGCCGTGCATCGCACCGCGGGCCTTCTTTTTTCCACAAGGAGTATTCATGCCAGTTGCGAACCGAACCGCTGAACTGCCGCTCGGCAGCGTCAGCATGGAGATCCGCGGATTCCGCCGCGCAGAGGAAGGCGAGGGCGGTGCAGCCACCGACACGCCCGCGGCCACGTTCGAGCTGGTCTTCACGACCGGTGCGGCCGTGCGCCGCTACGACTGGGTCAACGGGCGCTACTACCTCGAGCAGCTGCAGGTGACGCCCGAGGCCATCGACCTGTCGCGGCTGGAGCGTGGCGCGCCGCTGCTCAACAGCCATTGGGCGTACACGCTCGAAGATCAGATCGGTGTGGTCGACCAGCCGGAGATCGCCGGCGGCGTCGGCACCGTGCAGTCGCAGCTCAGCCGCCGCGACAGCGTGCGCGGCATCGTGCAGGACCTGGCCGATCGCGTCATCCGCAACGTGTCGGTCGGCTACCAGCGGCAAGCCGTCGAGATGGTGGCGCCCAGCGAGGAAGCCGGCATGTGGGTCTACAACGTGACCCGCTGGACCCCGCTGGAGGTCTCGCTCGTTGCCATCCCCGCCGACATCGACTCGCAGGTGCGCAGCGCCGACGGACGTCTGCCTGACGGCCGCCAGATCCGCACCTACCCGTGCCTCATGAACGAGGCCGAACCCGCAACCCAACAGCGCGCAGCTGCAGTGCTTGCAGCAGCGCCCCCAACTCCCGCGGTGGGAGATCAAGCCGTAGTCCGTTCTAACCCTCCAGGAGCAACCATGCCCGCAACCACTGGCGGCAACGCCGTCCCCGATTCCCCTGAAGTCATCGCAGCTCGCGCTGCAGGTGCACAGGCCGAGCGCACCCGCCAAACCGAGATCCGCGCCGCAGCCAATGCGGCACGCTCCACGCTCGGCGCCGACGCTGATGCGCTGGCTGTCCGGCTGATCGACGCCGGCACCGACGTCGACGGCGCCCGGCGCGAAGTGCTCGAGGCGCTCGCCACGCGCAGCGCGGCCACCGCCACCCGCGGCGCTGCCGACCTCAGAACCACCGCCGACGAGGTGGAGACCGCCCGCGCGCACATGGAAGATGCCATCGTCCTGCGCGTGCGCCCTGGTGCCACCACGTTCGGCGAGCGCACGATCGACGTGGCCGGTGCGCGCCGCTTCCGTGGCATGTCGCTGATCGACCTGGCGCGCCGCAGCGTGACCCTGGCCGGCGGCAACCCGGACGGCCTCACCCGGCGCGAGGTCGCGCTGGCATCGCTCAACCTGGACAGCGACGCGCGTCGCTCGGCCGGCATGCTGAGCACCAGCGACTTCCCGAACGTGCTGGCGAACACCGTCAGCCGCTCGCTGCGTGCTGCGTACCAGCTCGCGCCGCGCACGTTCGCGCCCTGGACCCGTCGCAGCACGGCGCCTGACTTCCGCGAGAAGGCCGTGGTGCAGCTGTCCGAGTTGACCAAGATGCAGAAGGTCAACGAGGGCGGCGAATACAAGATGCTCAAGTTCGGCGAGAGCGCCGAGAAATACAGCCTGTCGAAGTACGGCGGCATCATCGCGATCACCTGGGAAGCGCTGGTCAACGACGACATGGGCGCCTTCGATCGCCTCCCGCTGATGATTGCCGAGGAAGCCTCCGGCCTCGAAGGCGACATCGTGTACGGCATCCTGAGCGCCAACGCCAACATGGGCGACGGCAAGGCGCTGTTCGTGGCCGATCACGGCAACCTGGCAGGAAGCAACGGCGCGATCAACGTCACCACGCTGGGTGCTGCCCGCGCCGCGATGCGCAAGCAGAAGGGCGCACAAGGCCGCGCGCTCAACCTGACGCCCGATTTCCTGATCGTTGGCCCCGACAAGGAACAGGAAGCGAACCAGTACACCAGCGTGAACTACGTCGCGACCAAGGGCGTGGACATCAACCCGGCCTACAACACCGCGCTGACGGTGATCGTCGACAACCGGATCGAGGGCAACACCTGGTACCTGTCATCGACGCCTTCGCGCGTGGACACCATCGAGTACGCCTACCTCGAAGGCGAGGAAGGCCTGTTCACCGAGCGCAAGGAAGGCTTCGAGGTCGACGGCGTGCTGATCAAGGCCCGCCACGTGTTCGCCGCCAAGGCGATCGACTTCCGCGGCCTCTACAAGAACCCGGGCGCCTAAGCCGCGTCGAGCACCTCATGCAGCGCGCCGGCCGCGCTGCTTCATCCCTTTCAATTTCATCGGAGATTTTCATGAAGAACTATGTTCAAGCGGGCAACACGCTCACGCTGATCGCCCTTGCAGCGGTTGCATCCGGCGGCGGCCACCTGGTCGGCACCATCTTCGGCGTTGCCGTCAAGGACGTGGCGCAGGGCGCAGAAGGTGAGTTCAAGCGCGATGGCGTGTTTGAACTGCCGAAGGTCAGTGCGCAGGCCTGGACGCAGGGCGCCAAGGTCTATTGGGACGACACGGCGAAGCTGGTGACCACCGTGGCCACGAACAATGTCGTCATCGGTGCGGCAGCGCTCGCGGCCGCGAATCCGAGCGCCATCGGCACGGTCCTGCTCGACGCCGCCATTCGCTGAGCGCCATGGACTTCTTCGATCCGTCGATTCTGTTTCCGGCCTTCAAGGCTGCTGGCATGCTCGCGCGTGCCACGCGGCTGCAGAGCATTCCGGTGGTGGACATCGACGTCGGTTTCGTGCAACCGGACGGCCTCATCCTCGGCGACGCCGTCCAGACCACGGACATCGAGATCGAATACGTCACGTCGAGCGTCGTTCCGCCGCTGCGCGTGGGTGAGGCGCTGCGCATCAAGGGCCAGGCTTACCGGGTGCGCATGCCTCCGCAAAGGAAGGCGGACGGCTACTTCACCCGGACCACGCTCGAAACCACCAGCGAGGTGGGCCTGTGACGGAGACCCTGGTCGACCAGGCGGTCGATGCATTCATCCTGACGCTGCAAGGCATCGGCGCGGGCGTCACGCAAGTGTCCGAGGACCGCTCGGTGGCCTTCGTGAAGGATGACGCCCCGGCTATCGACGTGCGCCTGGTCGATGCCGAGTCGCGCACGTTGGGCGACAACGGGCCGCTGCGCAGCGTGGTCGCCGTCGAGCTGCAGATGCAGCTGGCCATCTACACCCGCAGCGCGATCGACGCACAGGGCCACGAGGTATCGGCGCGCAAGTTGGCGTCGCCCATCTGGTCATTGGCACACGCGCGGCTGATGGCCGACCCGACGCTGGGCGGCCTTGCGCAGCGCATTCGTTGGGTTCGGTCGAACTGGTCGAAGGACAGCGCCGACGGCACTGCCGGCTGGGCGGTGCACACCTATTCGCTGACCCTGGCCGCGCGTGAGTTCAACCTGCTCGCGCCGGTCTATTGATTCCACCTTTCATCTGCGCGCCTGGCGCGTCTGGAGCACACCATGATTCTTTTCGGAGCGGGCAAGCTGATTGCCGTCCCCACATTCGACGCGCTCGGCGCGCCGATCGCCAACGCCGCACCCATCGTGGTCGGCATCCTGCAGGATGTGTCTGTCGATATTTCCTTCGAGGGCAAGCAGCTGTACGGCGAGCGCCAGTTCCCGGTCGCCATCGGCCGCGGAAAGGGCAAGATCAGCTGGAAAGCGAAGTCCGGCGACTTCAGCGGCGGCCTGCTGGGCGCGCTGGTGCTGGGTGCCACCGCAGCGAAGCTGCGCAAGGCCGCTGTCATCGATGCCGCTGAGGTTGTCCCTGCAACGGGGCCATACACGGTGAGCATCGATCCCCCATCCACTGGCGTGTTCGTCTCCGACCTGGGCGTCATGAACGGGCTCACCGGCGCCCCGATGAAGCGCGTCGGTGCGTCGCCGGCCATCGGCGAGTACAGCGTGGTCCCAGCGACAGGCATCTACACGTTCGCCAGCCAGGACGCTGCGATCCCGGTGCTGGTCAGCTACGAGTACTCCATCGTCGATGACGCCACCAGCTCGCTCTACACGCTGAGCAACAACCTGATGGGCTACACGCCGGCGTTTGCGGCGCTGTTCTACAACCATTACCAGGGCAAGACGAACGTCATGAAGCTCAACAACAACGTCGTGGGCAAGCTGTCGCTGCCCTTCAAGAATGACGACTTCACGATGTCGGACATCGATGCGGACGCATCGGCGGACGCGTCGAACCAGGTCGGCTACATCTGCCAGTACTGAGCCTCACCCCTTCGGACTGACACCCGCAACCCGCCCGCAGCGCCACCAGGCCCTGCGGGCTTTTTCATTGATTCGCCATGACCACCCTGCCTCCCGCGACCAGCCATCCGCCGAAGATCGCCGGCATCCCGTTTCCGATCGACGGGAAGATCTACATCGTCCCGCCTTGCTCGCTGGCCACGCTCAAGCGGCATGGCGCCGCGATCGACGCGCTCGGGCAGGAGACGAGCACCGGCTCCGTGCCGCTCTCGGGCGGTGCGATCGACACGATCGTGAACCTGGCGCACGAGGCCTTGAAGCGCAACTATGCCGACATGGATGCCGAATTCGTCGCCGAGAACATCGGCCTGGAGTCGATCTGGGATCTGTTCAATGCCGTGCTCGATGCTGCTGGCCTGCTGCGCAAGAAGAAGCTCGCCGAAGCGGAGGCCGCAGCCGGTGACCAGGCGCCAGGGGAGGGCGCCAAGCTGGGGGAGTCGACTGGGACAGCATTGCTGCCCACTTGATCAGCGGCACCCACTGGCACTGGGAGCACGTCATGAATCACTGTGACATCCCGATCTACCTGGCGATGTGCAAATTCTGGCGTGAAGTTCCGCCCGCAGCGGTGCAGCTTCGGCGCATCGCGAGCTACCTGGGCTTGAAGGTGGAGTCACCTACAGGCGCCACGGTGCAGACGTCTGCACCCGCGACCGTTTCCACATTCGATGAGGTCGTGGTTGCGGCTTCGCAGGCAGGCGTGCCGGTGTTTCCCGGCAAGCCCAACGATCCGATGCTCGACCTGATTGGCGACGTCACAGCAGTCCACTGAGTCCACACCACATGTCCAACGAAAACAAAACTGGCTTCGTCGTCGAAGGCGACGAATCCCCGTTTCGTGCCGCGATGCGTCGCCTGGTCGACAGCGCGCGCGATGGCGAGAGCGGTGTGGGTGCGGCGCTCGGCAAGCTGGTGAGCCCGATCGGCCTGGTGCAGACGGCGCTCGCCGGCCTGGCGACCGTGCTGACGGCCGGTTTCCTCCATGACACGGTCAAGGAAACTGCGGACATGACCGAGGGCGCGACGAACCTTTCGCGCCAACTCGGCGTTGCAGCGACCAACGCGCAGGCCTACATCGTTGCCCTCGCCGGCAAGGGTGGGGAACAAAACGACTTCGTCGCAGCAGCTCGCGGCATCGCCAAGCAGCTCAAGGAAAACGAAGAGCAAATGAACAAGATGGGGCTGGCCACCCGTGATGCGGCGGGCAACCTGCGCCCGCTCAATGAGATCGTGGTCGACGGCATCGCCACGCTCAATGGTTACAAGGAGGGCACCGACCGCGCCATGGCGTCCGCGGTGGTGTTCGGCAAGGGCGTGGACACGTCTTCGCGTTTGTTCCTGCTGAACAAGGAAGCAGTCGAGGAGGCCGCCGAGACCGTCGAGCGGTACCGGCTGGAGATCGGCACGAATAGCGTCGCTGCCTATGAGGCCTACGACCAGGCGACTGACACCGCTGGCTATGCGGTGCTCGGTCTCAAGAAGGCCATGGGCGATGCCCTCATGCCGGTCGTCACCGACCTGATCAACATGTTTAACGCCGTCGTACCGGCGGCGATCGTCGTCACGCGCCTTGCGGTCGGTACGTTGGTGGCAGCGTTCTACGGCCTGGTCAACGGCGTGGTCATCGTCGGCGAGACCATCAACGCGGTGGTCATCAATATCGCAGAGCCGATTCGTGCGCTCGGCGTGGCCATCTACAAGACGATGACGGGCGACTTCCGAGGCGCGGCTGACGAGATCCGCAACATCGGCACCGTGGTCAACGGCGCCTGGTCGACCGCCATGGACAACATGGTCGCATCGTCCACCAAGACCGCCACGAAGATCAATGCGCTGTTCTCCCGCGACTCGGTGTCTGCGCCTGCAGTCAATGAAGGGACCAAGACCTACGTGGCCCCGCCGGAGAAGGCGAAGAAGGAAAAGAAGGAGGCCGAGCCCTCCCTGATGAAAGAGTACGAAACGCGCCTCAACGGCCTCAAGCTCAGCTATGAGCGCGAGAACACCATGCGCGAGTTCAACAAGGACCAGGAGCTCACCTACTGGCAGCAGCTCCTTTCCAGGCAGGACCTGTATGCAAAGGACCGCGCAGCGATCGCGCTGAAGGTCAGCCGGTTGGAGGTGCAGATCCTGCGCGATGGTGCCCGCGATGCGCAGGACATCCAGTCCGCGCGCAATCAGGACGCCGCGGCCGCTACCGCTGCTCACGTCGCGGAATTGCAGGCGCGCAGCCAGGCGGAGCGGGATCTGGGGCTGATCACTCAAGCCGAGTTCCTGGAGCGGGAAAAGGCATTCAACGCGCAGCGGCTGCAGGCCGAGCTCGACTTCATCGCGCTGAAGATCGGCATGGCGCAGCTCGACCCGGAAAAGAATGTGGTGCTGCTCGAGCAGCTCGAGCTGCAGAAGCTCGAGATCCGGCGCAAGTACAACGCGCTGAACGCCGAGGTCGCTCGTGCACAGGTGGCTGAGCAGGCGACCCCGATGCTCGCCCTGGTCGATCAGATTCAGCAAGGCCTCGGCGGCATGACGAATGCGCTGCTGGGGAACTGGCGCAGTCTCGGCAGTAGCCTGCTGGGCGTGCTGCAGGGCATCGGCCGGTCCATCATTCAGGAGACCATCCTGAAGCCCTTGGCCGCGAAAGTTGTCGCTGCCGCGAAAGAGCGACTCCTGTCGCTGACGACCATCGGCGCGAATGCCGCCGAGGCCGGCTCAGGAGCGGCGGCATCGCAGGCATCCATTCCCTACATCGGCCCGATCCTGGCCATCGCGGCGATGGCGGCCGTTTTCGCTGCGGTTGCTGGCATGGCCGGCAAGGTCCCGAGCGCCGCCGGCGGCTTCGACATTCCCAGCGGCCTGAACCCGATGACCCAACTCCACGAGGAGGAAATGGTGCTGCCCGCGGACCTGGCCAATCCGCTGCGGCAAATGGCCCGCGGTGGTGGTGCGGGCGGTGGTGGGGTCGGCGCGTCGGCATCGCCTGCAGTCATTCGCGGCATGCCTCCTGGTGAGTGGCTGATGCTGCACCGTGGCGACCTGGTCAAGGCGCTGGGCAGTTCCCAGCGCGATTTCATGTTCAAGGGCTTTTGACATGAGCGACGCTCTCTATCCCGGCGATCTGCCAGGCCTGAAGTGGGACCGCAAGCGCGCGCCGAGCTTCAAGACGTCGATCTACGAAGCCCTGAGCGGTGCCGAGCGCCGCCTGCGGCATCGGCAGTGGCCGAAGTACAGCGTCGACCTGACGTACGAAGTGCTGCGCGAGTCGCGCCAGATCGGTGAGCTGCAGAAGATCCTCGGGTTCTTCCTGCAGCAAGGCGGCTCGTTCGAGTCGTTCCTTTTCAAGGACCCTCACGACAGCGTTGCGAGCAACCTGATTTTTGGTCAGGGCGATGGTGTCACGCGTCACTTCCAACTGCTGCGGCGGATCGGCGATTTCGCAGAGCCGGTGCACAACCCGTCCGCCGATTCGGCGCCGGGTCGCGTGTGGTTCCCCTATGACGTCGAGTCCTTCTTCTGGCCGCAGTACTACGGCTGGCCGACGGCTGGCGACGTCGCGCCGCTGCCGGGTTCCTACACGTTGCTGCCAGGCGGCATCGTGGAGTTCGCGGTGGCGCCCGCTGCGGGCGCAGTGTTGGCCTGGAGCGGGACCTACTACTTTCGCGCGCGCTTCGGCTCAGATCGCCTTGAGTACAACGAATTCATGCGGCGGCTCTACAGCACCGGGACGATCAACCTTGTGGCCAGCCTGCAGAACATCTTATGAAGTCCCATCCAGCATTGGCCGCGTGGTTGCCCACGGCCCGCAACGTGCAGATTTCGGAGATGCTGACGGTGTCGCTGCCCGACGGCTCGGTATGGCGCTTTGCCACCGGCCGCGACGTCGTCGACGGCGGCGCCACCTGGTCATCGCTCGCGCTGCTGTGGGAGCGCACGCGGCTCAAGTTCACCGCGGGCGTCGAGGTGAGCTCGTGCACCGTGACGTTGTACCCGCGCAGCAGCGATCGCCTGAATGCGATGCCGGTGGCCGCAGCCATCCGCGCGGGCATCTGGGACTCTGCGAAGTTCGTGCTCTCGCGCGCCTACTTCGATGCCTTCGGGAACCTGCGCGGCATCCTGCCACGCTTCCATGGAAGCCTGGGCAAGCATTCGATGCGGGACGGTGCGCTGAAATTTGATCTGCGATCGACGGCCGAGACCTTGAACCGATCGGTGCCGCCGGTCTACCAGGCCGCCTGCATCAATACGCTCTTCGACGCTGGCTGTGGGCTCAACCGTGCGGCGTGGCAGGTCGGCGGGAATGCCGCGGCGGGTAGCACATTGCGCACCGTGATCACTGGGCGTGGCGAGCCGGCCGGTTGGTTCACTGCCGGCGTCCTGTTGTGGACCGGTGGCCAGCTGGCCGGCTTGCGGCGGACCGTTCGGCAGCACCTGGCCGGCGGTGTCGTCACTCTTTTCGATCCGCTGCCGTCTGCGCCCGTCGCCGGCGACAGCTTCATTCTCACGCCGGGTTGCGACCGCACCCTTGGCGCTGGCGGCTGCGCGAAGTTCAACAACCGGTTGATGTACCGCGGTACGCCCTTCATCCCTGAGCCAGAGACCGCTCTATGACCCTCGATCAGCAAGCCGCGGTGCTCACCGAAGCGCACCGGTGGCTCAACACGCCCTATCTGCACCAGGGCGCAGTGCTCGGCGCGGGTGTCGACTGCATCATGCTGCTCGCCTGCGTGTATCACGCTGCCGGCATCGTGCCCTTTATCGACCCGCGGCCGTACCCCATCGACTGGATGCTGCACCACACCGAAGAGCGCTATCTCGCCGGCCTGGATCGACATGCTGAGCGGGTCGACGGTGAGCCGCAGCCTGCGGACATCGTCACATTCAGGGTGGGGCGCACGCACAGCCATGCGGCGATCGTTGTCGCCTGGCCGACGATCATCCATGCATACCGGCCTGCAGGCCGCGTCACCCTGGACCAGGCCGACAGCACTGCGCTGGCCGGGCGCATGGGGCCGGTGTACCGGGTGCAGCCATCGGCCGAGGTTCCGGCATGAGCGGGATGTTCGGCGGCAAGAGCACTACGAGCTATGCCGATCGGCTGAGCACGCTGCAGGTCCAGTCGAGCTCTCAGGGCGTGGCGATCCCAATGGTGTGGGGCCGCCGACGTGTCGCGCCCAACCTGCTCTGGTTCGGCGACTTCGTGGCCATCGAGCATCGGGAGACGCAGGGCGGCAAGGGCGGCGGCGGTGTGACGCAGGTGAACTACACCTACCAGGCCTCTGCCGTGCTCGGCCTGTGCGCCGGGCAGTTGAATGGCCTTCCACGCCGCGTCTGGCGCGACAAGGACGTTCTCGTCGGTGGCAGCAAGGTGTACCCGCCGCAGCAGCTGAGCCTCACGGCGACGATCGACGTCACCCGCAAAGTCACGGTGCCTGAGCCGAGCCGTTGGCTCAGCGATGCCGGTGTGCGCGATGCGGCTACCGGCGAAGCTAACGTGACCGACTACACCGTGGCCGCCGGCGTCTATACCTTCGGCATCGACCTGGTGGGCGTGGCGGTGACCATCTACTACCTGAAGTCGGGCACGACCGAGACATTCAACGCGCTTCAGGCAGCAGGGTTCTCCACGCATGCTGCCGGCTATCAAGGCCAGGCGCCATGGGGCTATCTGACCACGGCGCACCCGGGGCAGGCGTTGGGTTACAGCGGCCTGGCGTACGTCGGCGGCACTGGCCTTGACCTGTCGGGCTCGGCCGGGCTGAAGCAGTACTCCTTCGAGGTCGACGCGCGGCAGCAGGTGTCGGGCGAGATCCCTGATGTCAACCCTGCAGACGTCTGCACTGACCTCCTGACCGACCCGCTGTACGGCGCGGTGCCAGGCGCCACGTGGCTGGGCAACCTCTCGCAGTTTCGCGCCTGGTGCTCGGCGATGGGGATCTTCCTGAGCCCGTTGTACACCGAACGCAAGAGCGTGTTCGAGTACGTCAAACAGATCGCAGAGCTGTGCTTTGCGCGGCCGCTGTGGCGCGTCGACGGCTTCACGCTGGTGCCGCTGGCCACCGAAGCCATCGGCGGTTTCACGCCGCTGCCAGAGCACAGTGGCCCGGTCTATCTGATCACCGACGACGACATCAACGAGCCGATCGAGGAACAGCGGGCCGCGCCTGCAGACCGGTACAACCGGGTCAGCGTGCAGTACGTCAATCGTGCGGGCAACTACGCGGAGGCAGTCGAGAGCGCCGAGGACAAGGCCGCGATTGACGCATTCGGTCTGATCCCCGAGCCGGACGTGTTCCAGGCGTCGGAAATCGCGGAAACGGCCATTGCTGCCATCGTGGCCCAGCTGCGCCTTCGTCAGATCCTGAGCGTGCAGGGCACCTACAAGTTCAACCTGCCGGTCAACTTCGATCTGCTCGAGCCCGTCGACATCATTGCCATCGCTGACGCCCGCATCGACCTGGGGACTCGGGCGGTGCGCATCGTCGAGATCGCAGAGATCGGCGACGAGGGGGGCCTGGCGATCACGGCTGAGGACGTCGAGATCACCGGCGCAGTGACGCAGGCCAGCCAGGCCAGCGGCGGCTATGGCAACTCGCCGGCGGTCATCGATCCCACGACGTTGCGCGCCGTGCTGATGCCCACGGCCGCGACGAACAACGTGCAGCAGGTCTGGGTGGGCGCGACTGCCGGGGTGAACTGGGGCGGTGCTACCTTGTGGATCAGCGACACGGGCACGGACTACCGGCGCCTGGGCACCTTCAACATCCGCGCGCGCATGGGCACGCTGACGGCGAACCTGGCCGCCGGCGTTGTCGACCCCGACACCGCGCACACGCTGCGGGTCGCGGTGTCGGGCAAGGCTGTCGCGCTGGCCACAGTCGCGCAGCCGGACGTCGACGCCGCACGCAGCCTGATGTGGGTCGACGGAGAACTACTCGCATATCGCGACGCGGAGCTCACCGGCGCTCAGGCCTTCGACTTGACCTATCTGCGCCGCGGCCTGTACGGCAGCGACAACGATCCTCACAGCACGGGCGCCTCCTGGATGCGCCTGGATGAGGCGGTGCTGCACGTTGACGTGCCGGCGGATCTGCTCGGCAAGACGATGTACTTGAAGGCCACCGGGCGCAATGTGCTGGGCACGGCAGAGCAGGGGCTTGATGAGGTGTCGCCGCTGCTGCTGGACGTGGTTGCCCGGCAGTCGAGACCCACGGCACCGCCGGCGCTTGCTTTGACTGCGCCGTTTGTCTCGACGTACTTTGAGGCGAATTGGGGGCCTTCTGCTCGAGCGTATGGCTACGAGGTCGAGGTGCGCAGCGCCGCCGGCGTTTCGTTGCTGCGGAGTGTCTCGACGTCTGCACAGGTGTTCCGGTACCTCAATGCGGACGCCGTCGATGACGGCGGCCCACTGCGGGAGTACCTGTTGCGCGTGCGCGGTGTCAACGAGGCCGGCGCAGGGCCGTGGTCCGACCTGGTCGTTACCAATCCGGCGCCGGCGGCGGTCGAGGGCATCGCGGCCAGCGGCACTGGCCTTACACGCACGCTGACATGGGACGCGGCGCCGGAGACGGACCGGGCCGGCTACCGGGTCTGGATCAGCGATGTCGAGGACTTTGACCCGAAGGCGGGGGAGGGCACTCAGATCTATGACGGTGTCGCGCTTACGGCCGTGGCCGCGGGGCTGGTCGTCGACACCAGCTACTACGTCCGGGTCGCGGCCTACGACGTGTGGTCGGCCATCACGGCGGACCTGAATCTTTCCGATCAATTTTCTTTTTCTACCGAGTGAGGTGACCGATGTCTTTGCCAGCAAGGGATCAACTTGACACGCCGCAGCAGTGGGACCCGTTCAAGGGATGGCTGCAGCAGTTCTGGGACCATGCGGCCTCGATGCCGTATGCGAACAAAGCCAGGGGCTCTTGGGCGGCTGGTACCGCCTATGCGGCTGGTGACTATGTCGAGCGGTCTGGGGCGCTCTATATTGCGCAGTCTGGGCATGTCTCAAGTGGCAGCTTCACGGCCGATCAAACGGCAGGCCGTTGGTCATTCCTGGACTCGGCGCTTGCTGCTGCAGTTTCGATCAATGCCAAAGTGGCAGCGGTGGACGGGCAGATCCAAGCTATGTTGGCTGAGCTGGATGCGCAGGCCGCGGTCACGGAAACCGGGCAGAACCGTGCCGCTGTTGCTGTAGATCGTGCAGCTATCGAGCTTGTGAAGGGCCATGTGGATGGCGCGCTCGACTCTATCCTGATTGCAGCAGGAGACTTTCCAACTGATGCGGCCGGCCGAGCGGCCGTCGCGGACGGCGAGTCGTACAGAGTCGAGGGCGATGGGGCGCGCGTCGCCGTGTCGCGGCGCAGACGCATCAACGCGGATGAGTCCATGATCACTGGGATCGTGCCGGATTCACGCCTCATCGAAAAGATGGTGGACAGCGCGCCGGGCCTGTACCTCAGCACGTCGACGAGCGATGTCTTGCCCATCGCTGGGGATCCAAATGGTGGCATCTTGCTTGGAGTCGATGCGGTCAGCGGCACGCCTGTGGGAGTCATTCCAGATCGGCTTCGCAGCGATGCTCAAGAGTTCGCTGCTATGGGCGGTGCGGGCATCGCGAAGTACGACAACCCGGCCGACGACTTGCTGCCGATCGTCGGAGCCCCAGACGCGGGCGGCATGAATGTGCAGCTGGGCGTCTATGCGTCAACCGGCATGCCGGCTGGGGATCTCGCCGAGCGCATCGGTGCATTGTCCGGCTATTCCCCTGTGCCGCTTCCGATGCAGGCGCGCAGTGTGTTGGCCCAAGTCAATGGGGCACCATCATTGGGCCAAAGCAATACGGTAGGTGCAAAAGGGCAACCGCCACTCTCTACAGTCCAGCCATATCTCAACCTGACCTTTGCGGGTGGCCCAAAGGCGGCGGCAGGTCAGACCGCAAGCAAGCCATGTGTGGAAGACTCGCTGAGCGAAGGCGGCGTCAACAGCGGAGATCGTGGCGAGACCATTTGCAGTGGCATGGTGAACTGGATGACCCGCCTGGCCATGATCGAGAACGGCTTCTCGGCTGCAGACCTTGTCATGTTCACCTCGGCGCCTGGGCAAGGTGGCCAGAAGATTGTGAACATCAAAAAGGGGACGGTGTTCTACACGCGATTCCTGGCGCACGTAACGGCCGCGAAGGCGATTGCAACGGCTGCTGGAAAGACCTACGCCGTTCAATTCGTGGCCTTCATCGAAGGCGAGACCGATTGCGATGAAGGCACCAGCTACGCCACGTACCTCGCCGAGCAGCTGCAGATTGCGACTGACATCGACATTGACGTGCGCGCCATTACGGGGCAAACGGCGCCCGTTCACATGCTGCTTGTGCAGTGCTCTTATAGGGCGGTCAGTTCTGGCGGAGCAATCATCCTTGCCCAGAACGAGGCCGCGCGGCAGCACCCGCTGATCCACTTGGTCAACCCGACTTACTACATTCCCTTCAGCTCGGACAACCTGCATCGTACGAACGTCGGTCACTTGCTTCAGGGGCGAATTCTGGGCCGTGCCGGTAAAGAACTGGTCATCAACGGCAACGTGCCATCCAAGGTGATCGGCACCTCCGCGACAGCGGTGGGACTTGAGCTGGCCGTTCGATGTGAGACGCCGCGGCAACTGGTCATAGACGCCAAAACCTACCCGGCTACGGACTATGGAATTCGGGTCTTGGACGACACGGGCACCGTTCCTATCTCGAACATTCGAGCCTTGGGTCGAGAGGTCACGATGACATTGGGCCGCGCGCTCGGTACGAACCCCAGGGTCCGGTATGGCCTCGACTACCTCGGTGCTGGTCTCACGATCACTGCAGGGGCCAGCGGGAACCTTCGCGACACCACTCCCGATGCGTGCCTCATCACCGATACGTCGTATTCGATGGCGCATCGCGCACTTGCTTTTCAACTGCCTATCAACGTCTTGGAGCTTGCATGACCGCCAGTAATTTTCTCGTCCTCGGAAAGCCTGTCTTCGGAGCGAAGTTGTTCGTCGACTCCTCGAAGGTGGCGCCGGCGTTTCCATCCATCTATGAGCCCACCGCCCTCGAGCACTGGATCTTCGGTGCCGACAATCCGTCGATGCTCGGGCGCATGTATGGTTTGCCGATGGCGCGCAATTGCGTGATCACTGTCGGCGCGGGAGGTACCGGCTACACCACGGCGCCGACAGTGACCTTGACGGGTGGCGACGGTGTCGGTATGACCGCCGCTGCCGTAGTCGCAGCTGGCGTGGTCACCGCGGTGTATGTGACAGACCCCGGCACCACGCCTTACACGACGCCGCCGACTGTCTCGTTCGGCGGGCCTGGCACGGGTGCCACCGCTACGGCAGCCATTGCAGCCGCGCCGACGCAGGGCGCTGGCTTTCTCACGACGGGTGCGGGCCGTGCTGGTCTTATGTCGCCGATCTCCGAAGCCTCTGCCCAAACGATCTGCGCTGTGGTTCGGGCGCCGGGGCCAACCGACAGCGCAATGCTGCTGGGCAACCTCACGCGCAACGCTGCGGACGGTGGGGTCAGCATCTTCTGCGAGGCTGGCAACGTGCATAAGGCCAACGTTCGCGGTCTTGTCACCCCGAATCTTGCGAACCCGCCGGGCATGGTGCCTGGCTCGAGTTGGCTGTTCGTGATGCTCTCCTACGACGGGAACATCTGTACTGCTCAGCTTGGCGGCGCGGTGGCGTCGACGACCACCAGCGGGACGCGTCTGGCCACGACGCCCCCGCGCAAGCTCGGCGCCGGCAATCTGTACTACCAGGACGCGTTATTTCAGTCGCCGGGTGTCTTTGCCGAGTGGATTCCACACGCCGGGAAGTTCACACCTTCTCAGGGTATGGCCGCCTACGGGCGCGCGAAACAGCGCGGGTTGACGCGCGGCATCGTGCTGATGTAGATCATGCGAATCTTCCTTTGGGCCAACCGCGCGTGGTCCCGTTTGCGCGCCGGCATTGCCGATGGCTTGCTCGGGACCGCGATGCTCGTGCACGTCGACGACCTGCGCCGCTACATCGCCACGGCGCCTAGCCTGCCGCACAACCAGGACCGCGCGGAGGTGCGGCTGCAAGCCTCGTTCATCACTGCCGTGTTCCTGCTGCTGCTGGCCGAGCCGATTTACTACATCTTCACCGTACCCGACGCGATGCTCACTCGAGTGGCATCGCTGGCCTGGTCGCGCCGGTGTGTGGTCGGCTCGTTCGGCTTGTGCTTCCTTGGCGCGCTGCCGCACCTCTTCACGCTGCTTTTCCGGCCGGACTTGCTCGCCGTCCGACATCCGCGCCGATGGGCCGCCGGCGCGGCTGTCGGCGCTGCGGTCACGTGGATGGTCCTGGCCAACATGGCTGTGCCGCTCGACGTCGGGGGCGTGGAGGGGGCCTACGTCATCAGGGCCGTGGTCTGTCTTTTCATCGCCGGGATCTTCGCTGTCTCGGTCAATGCGCAACAAATGAGGGAGTACATCAATGCAGCGAACGATTAACGGCCTGCTCTTCGCTTGGCTGGCTTGCTACAGCGCGCTCTGCTGGGCCAACAACACGCTCGCTCAGGACTTGATCGCCTACGACTGGATGTCGCTTGCGTTCGCAGCTGCAGCCGGACTGCTGGGCGGCGCTGCGCGAACGATCTTCACGCTGGTGTCGGAGCGCGCCCTGGTCGGCAACGTCAGGACGCTGCTGCTGAAGGATCTGGTGGTCGCGCTGATCGGCGGCGCCGCTATGTACCTGGCGATCCAGGGCTACAACTCATGGGCCAGCGCCATCCCCTACATCACGTTGCCGCCGATCGCGCGAGATCTCCGTGTTCTGTTGATCGTCGGCGCCGGCTTCAGCCGCGGCCGATGGTTCGGCGTGCTTGACCGGCTTGCATCCGACGCGATCGCCAATGCAAGCGGGAAGCTGCGCGGGAGTGCCGCACCCGATGCGCCGCCGTCCGTTGCCGCACCGCAGCTCGACAAGTAGCCCACCAGTCCCTTCAACCTGTGCCCGCCTCGAGCGGGCTTTTTTCGTCTGGAGCAACCATGCAATTGACCCCACACTTTTCGCTCGAGGAGTTCATCGCCAGTGAGACGGCGACGCGCAAGCGCATCGACAACACCTTGCCGCCTGCGCTCCACGGAACCGCAGTGCAGACGTGTGAACTGATGGAACGCATCCGCGCCGAGCTGGCCCGCCTCGCCGGCCGCCCGGTGCCCATCATCGTGACAAGTGGCTATCGGTCGCCGGCACTGAATGCCGCGATCGGAAGCGATCCGAAGAGCGATCACCCTCGCGCCATGGCCGTGGACTTCAAGGCGCCGGCACTCGGCACGCCGTATGAGGTCGCACGCGCCCTGGCGCCGCTGGTCAGTCAGCTGGGCATCGGGCAGCTCATTCACGAGTTCGGCAGCTGGGTGCACGTCAGCAGCCGGCCGCAGGCGAATGCCGTGAATCGCATCATCACGATCAGCAACCGCGGCACCGAATCGGGCATCAAGCCGGTATGAACCCGCTCATCATGGGCCTGGCGATCGCGCTTGCTGTCAGCGTGGCCGGCAATGCCTCCATCGGCTGGGCGTGGCTCGGTGCGCGGGATGATCTGGCCACCGCGACCGTCGAGCGCGACAACGCCCGCAGTGCGGCTACGGCGTGCAGTGACGCCACCGAGGATCTCCGCGAACTGGCCGACAAGCGCGGGGCGGAGGCCAAGGTGGCTCAGGCCGCCGCGCGCAGGGCCGCGAAGGCGAAAGGCGATCGCGCCAACCTGATCCTCACCACGCCGCCAGCGCTGCGCGGCGATGACTGCGGCAGCGCGCGTGTGCGCATCGACGATTGGCTGAGTGGGAGGACCACGCCATGAAAGCACCACGCCACATCGCGGCCGCACTGTCCCTGCTGCTCGCCGGGTGCGGGACGCAGCTGCAGCAGATCAAGGTGCCTTTGCCCGTGGCATGCCAGGCCGAAGAACCCACGCGCCCGGCCATGCCCACCGACGCGCTGCGACCTGGCGCCGACATTGACCGATACGTTGCAGCGTCGCAGGCCGAGATCGAGATCCGCGAAGGGTACGAGCTCGAGCTGAGAGCGGCGCTGTCGGAGTGCACAGCACCGCTTAGGAAATAA